GATCTCCCGCTCCAACCCAACACCTGTCCGATGGTTGGCGTTCGCAGATTTGAGTTTCGATTGCATCAGCAAGATCGGCTGGAGCAGTAACGCCGTTTGATCTCATATCTTTGATGACATTCTCGATTAGGCGCGTCAATGATTCTCCATAGACAGTCGCTGGGAAATCTAGGTTATTACGAGTGATTACATACTTGTAATACCACCCGCCTACAGGAGCGCGTCGAGGTTCTTTAAGTTTCATCTTGCCTTGCGCGTGAAGATGGGGTTTTATCATTCCCATGTCAAGAAAAATTGTTTCTCAAAATGGCATTCGGAAATATGGGATGGTCTTCCCAGAAAACATGAACCCGCTTGAGATCGAGCTTTACTGCTACGCTTTAACCCGTGGTGACTACGGAAGGACGATGCGGGTGAAGAAGAACATGGAACTTTCTGACTACAAACTTTTGTCGCCATTTGAACACTTCATCATGGCTGTCCAGTATATGTGGCCGACTGATGTTGTGATTAAGAATAGAGGTTATACCAATACCCAACTTCTTCGGACTCTTGAGGAGTTGTGCAACAATGACGATGTGTGTCTCGCAGGCGCGGCCTCGATGGGTAAGTCATTTCCTGTCGGTCTGTGGATTTATTTGGATTGGTGTGCTGCCCCTCATTGCACATCCTCTTGGGTAGCCACTACAACCCTTGGAGCTTCGGAGGATCGTATCTGGGGTATTATCTCTAAACTCTGGAAGTGTGCGTCCAATAAGATTGGGAACCTCGTTGACTATCGCCACATGATTGTTTGGGGTGGCGCGAATGGCGATGATGAGAAGGATTACCGCAATGCTATTAAGGCTATTGCCTTCCCTCCCGGCTCTGAGGGCCAGAAGGCTATTGATACCACTCGTGGTCGTAAGAACGATAGGATTCGCGTAGCCTTGGACGAGTTGCCCGAAATGGAGATGGGCGCGATTAACATCAGGCAGAACCTTTCCTCTAACGATGACAAGGTTTTCATTGGTATCGGAAACCCGTCCGCTGGAGACAATCCCCACACACGCTGGGCTATGCCTAAAGGTCACACTAGTTTCGATGCGGTGAGTGCTGATATGGAGAAGTGGGAAACAGAAACAGGCGTATGCTTGTTCTACAATGGCATGAAGTCGCCAAACTTCCAAGCTCCTCCAGATGAACCCTCTCCATTCCCTTTCTTAATGGATCGTAAGAAACAGGCGGACATTTTGAAGATGTCCTATGGAGATGAGAACTCTGTGGACTATGTTCGTAACGCTATTGGCTGGTGGCCTAAGTCTGGCTTCGCCCAAACGATCCTAACCGCCGATGTCATTCGTAATGCCGATACCTACTCTGAACCTATCTGGGATCACAATGACCTTATCAAGATTGCTGGCTTTGATACTGCTTTCACGGCTGGTGGCGACCGATGTGTTCTGACAGTTTGTAAGCTAGGCTATGTCCGTGGAACCTCTCAGAAGGTTATGTATCTGGAAAACCAAGAAGTCATCCAGATCGCTGCTGGTCAAGCTACCGAGTTCGATGTCCAAGTCGCCGCGAAGGTCGTTGAGCTATGCCGTAAGCATGAGGTGAAGCCCAGTAAGTTTGGTATGGATGTCAGCGGTGATGGTGGTCGAATCGGGCAGGCTATCATGCGCGAGTGGCTACGGCATGATAAGGATGGTTCTTCTATCGCTCTTATCTCCTCTATGGGTCGCCCAACTGATCGTATCGCCGCAGATGTCGATAAGCGTCCCTGCACCGAGGTCTATGATCGCTTGATAAGTGAATATTGGTATCAGAGCTTTCACGGGTTTAAGGCGCGTGTTATTTATGGAGTCGAAGCATCTGGTGAACTAGGCCGCGAACTATGCCTGCGTAGGTATCGCACAAAGAACAAGAAGATTTCCGTAGAAACAAAAGACGATTACAAAGCGAGAACTGGATTCTCGCCAGACTTGGCTGACTCGTTTTTATACGCACTAGAGATGTCCCGCCGCAATGGTTTAACTTTTATCGGTAACGATAAACCTGTCCCGACTGATCGCTTCTGGGCTAGGCGCGAGGTAGAGGTTCAGCCAATGTCCGACGATGACTACTATATGTCGGACGATGACGGGGAGGGCTAAACTATCCATCGCCATTTCAATGCCCAAACGCATATTGTAAGACGATGATTCGGTTAGTTTAGAAACGGGAGGTAGCAGCCTCCCACTATGAAAAGTTTATTCTAGCACACCTTGCAATTCCATCAAGTTCGCTAGGTCTTCGCTGACTGTAATTCTGCAAGCCTTGTCTCCCTCGAAAGTCGTTCCCAACATTTCGAGTTTCTCTAGGTCTGACTTCTTGATCCAGCAGTCCACCCAATCTTGGCGGAAGCGAATCTTGTATTGGTTTTCTGCAACAAATGTGCCTTCGCACACAATAAGTGATTTGAACATATTATTTGAATTGGTAAACTAGGTAGCCTTGCTCTTTCGCCCACGCTGGGTTGTCGTGGATTCTTTGGTGGCAGGGGCGGCATACAGCCATGAAAGTGCGCTTCTCACATGTGTTTTTACCTCTCCCGCTTTTGTGGTGGATGTCAGTTGCTTCACCTCCACACGCTTCACATCTGCCGTTTTTTTCTTCAAGATACTCTCTCCTTACCCTGCTGTATTCAATGCTTCGCTTTTTGAGTCTGGCTGAAACTGGGTTGAGCTTTCCTCCTCTTTTCTTGAATCCGCTTTTAGCTTTGAGTGGAGTTTTGCGTCTGAGCATAGAGCTATTATTTTCTCGATGTGTTGCTTCTTCAGTATGGATTTCGAGGATGTCTCGATCTGGTTAATCAAACTCCCAGTCACCCCGATCTTGTCTCCCAAATCACGGACAGACAAGCCAAGCCCATTACGGCAGTCGCGCAGATACACGCCGAACATTTTTCGTGCGTTATGTTTGATGCTTCTGCTATGTTCAATAGCTGATAGGTAGCTATTGTATGCGACTTCTAACTGATGCATATGGTGAAGTCTAAACAATCTTATTGACAGGTCAATCTTTTTTTCATACCATCCCGCGACATGGATAATCACAAGAACAACATCGACTTGGATATGACTGCGTTCCAGTTCATGGACTTCGCTCGCAAGTCTGTTCTGATAACAAATATGTCTCTCGCCGAAGCGATGGAAGAAGGTATCTTTTCCACCCTAGAGACCTTTAGTGGGCATGGAGGATACCTAGTTCTAGGAGTGCGCCCCAACTCTACCGCGAGGGCTGCGACCTACTCTGGCAAACGAATCCTCTGGTCTGAACTAGCCCTAATCAAAGACGAAGACCTAGAACTCCATCACAAGCTCCACGCTATCGACTGCCCAGATGATAATATCTCTGATCTAGCTTGGACTGATTTAGTAGATCAGATTGAGGAGTGGGTGAAGTGCGAGCGTGAGGAGATTGACCTAGAATATCGTTAACGATAAAAAATAATTCTTGACCTGTCACAAACAGTAGTGGTAGGGTTATCGCGTCTGAGAAATCAGACCTCGGCGTAGGAACCGAGTGAGAGAAAATTAAATTAACAACAAAATATATGACCCCTTGTGGTGGTTAATTCCTATGCGTCTGTTGCCGCTTTTCTCGCCATCACAGGGGTCGCCCTTTTTTATGACATACAATATTGATGAGTATTCCCGCGAGGAGACTCTATGCGAAGGAACGCCAGAGAACTATCTGGTTGGTTTAACGAAGCCGACAGTCGATAAGATTCTAGAGTCTGATAATCCAGCCGATGCTTTGGCCCTCTACTCGTTTTACTGCTATGTCTCAAAGTGGCAGGGTAACAATTCAGTTTATGCCGTCTCCGACTATTGCATGACCAAACTGAATATCGGTAGGGATAGGTTTCACAAAGCCAAACAGACATTGATCGACTTGGAACTTATCGAGGACGATCCACGATACAATCACGAAAACAAACGAATGGGGAAATGGTATATCCGTATTCGTCATATTTCTGGAGCAACCCTACGGAAAAGCTACTCTGTGGATTTCCAACAGGGTAGGAAAACCGACCACAGTAACCAGAGAGTAATAGATGATATACCAGAGAATAATAAGAAGAAACCAGAAACTCGATACCAAACCAAAAAGGAAGCTGATGCTACGAGTTCAGTTCCCAAACCACGGAAAGTGAAACTCGTCGATGACCAATTCATCGCTGAACTCAAAACCCTAAACCCCGAAATCAACATAGACGCTGAATTACGAAAAATGGATACATGGCTCCTTGCTCACCCCGAACGCAAAAAAACCCGCCCATTCGTTACTGGCTGGATCAATCGTCAATCATCCAAATTGATCGAGTCCAAGAAAGATACTCGCCTCCCTAACGGCGAGATCGACTGGGCGAATGTGAAACCAAATATGTAATTATTGTTACCGATAAAAATATGAAAAGTGAATCCGCGCAAGAACACTGGCTTGATATGCCAGAGTTTGAGCAAACGAAGCGAGAGCCATACGCGCAAATTATCATTCGCGTAAACAGTAAGGAAGACTTGGATGAACTTGGAAGAAGACTTGAACAAAAGTTCACGCACAAAACAAAGTCTGCTTGGTTTCCATTCAAGTCGCACTGGGGATTGGAAAAAAAAGTTTGGGTATCAAATGAATCCTAAATATCCAATTTATATTATCTCGAAAGGCAGAAGCAAAAGATGCCTTACGGCCAGAGAGCTATCAGCAATGAAGGTTCCATTCATTTTAGTTATCGAGCCGCAGGAAGAGAATCAATACCGATCAGTTTGGCCGAATGCCAATATATTAACGACTCCATTTTCAAATTTAGGACAGGGTAGCATACCTGTGAGAAATTTTGTATGGGAACACGCGCTTGAGTCTGGAATCAAAAGGCACTGGATTTTGGACGACAATATCGAGGGCTTTCATCGCCTCCATCAGAATGAAAAGTTTAAAGTTGGCGATGGAACGATTTTTAGATGTTGCGAAGACTTTGTGGATCGCTTCAAAAATGTTCCTATGGCAGGGATGAATTATTATTCCTTCTGCAAGAAGACAGATGCTGTTCCTCCATTTTATCTTAACACGCGAATTTATTCCTGCATACTTTTGGAAAATTCTCGGGAGGAAAGATGGAGAGGAAGATATAATGAAGACACCGACCTTTCTATTCGCCTTTTAAAACAAGGACTTTGCACAATTTTATTCAATTCATTTCTTTGTGGAAAGGTAACAACGATGCGAATGGGTGGAGGAAACACAGACGAGGTTTATGCGGAAACAGATAACCGAAGAGAGTTCGCTGAATCACTAGTCAGACAGCATCCAGATGTTGCGCGGATGTCATTTAAATTTGGTAGATGGCATCATCATGTTGACTATAAAAAATTCAAAAACAATAGATTGATTTACATCAGCGAAAAGCCAGAAAGAAAAACAAACAACTACGGAATGAAACTAATAAACACATGAAAAAAGTCCCAATATATCAACGAGGCGAAGTCGGCGCACTTTCGCTCATAGTCAACGATCCAGAAATCCTAAACATCCAAGTCTGGAAAGCAGAGTATTTCGCCATAGATAGCCACAGAAAGGCTTTTGAGGCGATGCTAGCCATACACCAGCGGACGGGCGACCTAAACGAATTTACCGCCATTTCTGAACTAGAACGCATGGGAGAACTAGAGAGACTAGGTGGAGAAACCTTTTTCCTAGATTTGTTCCAAGCTCATGTGATCGTAGAGTTCGACATAGCCAAAGAGATGGCAGAAGACTACCGCAAGGAACTCATCCGCTTCAAATCCTACAGAGATGCTATCAAGCTATGGGAGGAAAACGAAGAAGACATTCGCGGAGGTAGAGCTAATCTCCAGACCATAGCTGATTCTATTCTATCCTCTCAGGTGGAACACTCGCATCCGACAACATCGACTAAAGATATAGCGATGGACTTGGTAAAACAGATGGAAGGAAGCGATGTGAGAACCTGCTACTCGACTGGACTGATCTATCTGGACAGAACAATGAAGGGTGGAATGCACTCTGGAGAACTTCTGACTGTAGCAGCGGAATCTGGAGGAGGTAAATCCATCTTCATGGTTCAAGCGGCCCTAGCAAATATCATGGATAACAAGAGCGTTGTTATCTTTTCGCTGGAGATGGACAAGACAGACATCTTCTCTCGGTTGGTATCCTGCCACTCTGGTATGCCAGTCCGCACACATGACGAATATAGGACGATTCATGCTAGAGAATTGCCAGCAATTACCCCTGCAATCCTTGAATTACAGAAGAAATCCATCACAATTGTGGATGATTTAGTCTCTTTAGAGGAGATAATTGCAGAGGCAAAAAGGCTTAATTCTCTAGGAAAAGCGGATGTAGTTATCGTTGATTACCTCCAAATCGTGGAAAATGAGAGCGATAATCGGGAACAAGCAGTATCAGATATAGCTAGAAAGCTGAAGAACCTAGCTACCAAGATCAAGGTTCCGGTGATTGCAGGATCACAGGTGAATGATGATGGCAAACTCCGTGAATCCCGCGCCATCAAACAGCACTCAAACCAAGTCATCTACATCAAACACAAGGATGACAAGTCCTGCATCTTCGTAGACAAGAATCGCCGTGGCCCAAGGAACTATCAGTTCCCAATCACAATGAACGGAGAAATCAGCAAGCTAATCGAAACATGACAACAGATCAAAAATACAATTTGGCTATGAGATACTTGGATAAGATAGACCAGATAATAGAAGAGAAGGCTAAGGACAAGTATTGCAAGTTGGAGTATTACTATCAGCAAGCCAAGAAGATAGCTGATAACTTTTACGAGGATGATAAAAATGTATTGACATACGATCAAGTGAAGATGTAGGATTCCAAACTAATGAACTCCAGAGCTAAAGGAGCAAGAGGTGAACGCCTGTGGCGAGATGAACTTCGCGCCCAAGGATTTACCGCCCGTCGAGGTCAACAATTCTCTGGCTCTCCAGACTCACCAGATGTAGTCTGT